TAAATTTAGCAATTTTTGGAAATATAGGAGGTGGATCTATAACAGGTGGTTTATTAAAAGCTATTTTTAAAAGAGAAACAGGAGGGCCAGTAAAAGGAGGAAGCAGTTATCTTGTTGGAGAACGTGGTCCAGAATTATTTACTCCTAGTAGATCAGGAATGATTACACCAAACCATGCCCTTGGTGGATCAACGAACGTGGTAGTTAATGTGGATGCTTCCAATACAACTGCTCAAAGTGATAATGGACAAGCTGAAATGCTTGGTAAGATGTTAGCAGGAGCAGTTCAAGATGAACTTCTTAAACAACAAAGACCTGGAGGCATACTTTATAGATAATGGCTACTTTTGACGATACAACTGTAGGAACTTCAACTGGTGGTACTATTCCTAAATACGGTGCAAGAAAACAAAGTAATCCACGAACCACGATTGTCCAACTGGGAGATGGCTATGAACACAGAGCCAGAATAGGATTGAACATAGATCCAAAAGTATGGACTTTGCAATGGGATGTAAGTGAATCAGATGCTGATGCCATTGAAACATTTTTAGAGGCAAGAGCAGTTGATGGTGCGTTTTTTAATTGGAGTCCACCAGCAGGAACAGTTGGGAAATGGGTTTGTCCTACGTTTTCAAAATCAATACCTTATTTAAATAGAGCTACAATATCTGCAACTTTTAGAGAGGTATTTGACGTAGGATGAGCACACCAACAAATACAGTTACAGAACTACAAAAACCAAATCCGTCAGAGATTATTGAGTTGTTTGAAATACATTTAGATCAAAGATTACATTACGCTGATTGGTCTGTTAGAAGAGGTGGAGATGCAGGTACATATGATGTCGGAGATACTGTAAGTTCATCAAGTTTAATTTTTGAATCAAATACAACAAATCTCATACCACCTACTACACTTGTTTTTGAATGTACAGCAGCTACTGGTAATAAATATACTGGAACTTCTCAACCTAATTTTCCAAACACAAATGGAGCTACAGTCACAGACAATAACATTACATGGACAGCAAAAAGAGCAGTAAAAAGATTTCATGCTGGTACTAATCTAAAAACAACATCAACATTACATGAAGCTTCTATACATTTTGGAGGAAAAGTATATGAACCTTTTCCTGTTCAAACAGAAGGTTTTGATATGACATCAAAAGGTACATTACCAAGACCACGTTTGACTATAAGTAATTTAAGTCCAAGTCTTTCAAATACATTTACTGTTGCAAATGGCGGTTCTGCATTACCATCAGGCACTATATCTGCAATGATGCTTGAGGTAAATAAAATTACAGTAGGAAATGATCTTATAGGAAGCACTTTGGTTCGTATAAGAACACTAAGGAAATTTCTTGATTCTGCTAATTTTAATTCAACAAATGCAACAGAAAATGATACACAAAAGTTTCCTGATGAAGTTTATATGATTGCTAGAAAGGTATTAGAAAATCAAGAACTTGTACAATTTGAATGCACTATGCCTAATGATGGAGCTAATCTAAGATTACCAAAACGACAAATTCTACCAAGTGAATTTCCTGGAATTGGTGAGTTCTTTCAATGATATGGCAAGATAAAGCATTAGAACACGCAAAACAAGAAGCACCAAATGAAGCTTGTGGTCTTGTTTATATGTTTAAAGGGAGAGAAAAATACGCACCAGCGAAAAATATTGCAGTTGATAAACTAAATCAATTTACAATAGATCCACGATCATGGGCTGAAACAGAAGATAAAGGAGATATTGTCGCAGTATTTCATAGTCATGTAAATTGTGATGCAACACCATCTGATGCTGATAAATATTCTTCTGAAAAACAAGGTTTAAAATACTATATTGTTAATCCAAAAAGTAATGAATGGCAAAGTTACGAACCAGTTGGTTATAAAAATAGTCTGATTGGTCGGCCTTATGTATTTGGTGTATATGACTGTTGGAGTCTTGTTAGAGATTATTTTAAAGAGCAGGGCATAATTATGAGAGATTGGGTAAGGCCAGCTAATGAAGATGATTTTTTAGATAACCCAATGTTTGAAGATTGTTTTGAAGCAACTGGTTTTCGTGAGTTAAAATATGACGAACAGCTACAGACAAATGACTGTTTATTGCTTAGTATTTATGGTAATGGCCTTAACCATATTGCTGTATTTATTGATGGAGAAGTTTTACATCATATACAAGGAAGGCTATCAGGTCGAGAGCCATATGGCGAATGGCTGCAGAAATGTACTGGTAAGAGGATAAGATATGTTGCGTAAAATAAAACTATATGGTCATTTAAGAGAACATACAGGTCTTAAAGAAGTTGAGGCTCATGTTGATAATGTAAGAGAAGCTGTTAGTTTTCTTACTTGCAATTGGCCTACATTAGAACCGCAAATAGTACAGAATAATTATCATGTTTTAGTTGATAAAGATGATGTAGGGGAAGAAGAATTGTTATATCCGATAGGAAATGCAAGTATTAGTTTTATACCAGTTGTTGAAGGTAGTGGTAAGTTTGGAAGAATATTAGCTGGTGCTGCTTTAATAGGAGGTGCTTTTTTGTTTTCTCCACTTAGTTTTGCTAATTTTGGAGCGACTTCTGTTGGTTTTGGTTCTGCTGCTGGAATCGCAAAAGGTTTTGTATATCTTGGAGGTGCTTTAGTTTTACAAGGTGTTTCAGATCTTTTAACACCAACACCTCAAATACCTGGAGCAGAACAAACACCTGAATCTTCTGCATTTACTTCTCCTTTAAACGTAAGTATGCCTGGAGTTGCAATACCGCTAGTTTATGGAACGGCAATTTGTGGTTCAATAGTGGTAAGCACATCTGTAGAAATTGGAGATGTTTAATGGAAATATTTGAAGAAGATTTAATTTCTGGTTCTGGTAGTCGTGGAAAAGGTAGTCGTAGAACACCAGAAAATGCAGAAGATAATTTAAATAGTAAAGCTACAGCAAAAATACTTGATGTTATATCAGAAGGTGAAATAGCTGGCTTTGCATCACCTTTAGAAAAAGGTTTTGCTTTTGGATCGTCAAATTATGGAATAGAAGGACAGAAAGATATATTTTTTAATCGGACACAGTTATTACAGCCAGCAGCAGGACTTTCTCCTTTAAGTTCAGATTATAATTTTAATGTTGAAGACTTAAATATTGAAACTAAAAATGGTACAGATTCACAGGCAGTTATAAAAGGTTTTTCAAATGTAAGAACTGTAATTGAAGTTGCTCCAAATGATGATCTGACAAATGCAGGTGAAAATAGAACAGTAACTATTTCTGATACAAGCGCATCTAGAGTTTCACAAGTAGTTGTAATTGTTGGGATACCTTCTTTATTTGCTGCGTATAATAATGGAGATGTTAAAGGACTATCTTTACGTTATCAAATATTTAGAAGTTTAGATAATGGCAGTAATTTTACAGAAGTTAAAAGTGTGCTAGTTAAAGGTCGAACTAACGACTTATATCAAATAGAAAAAACAATCGAGATACCAGATGCAACTGATACTAATGCAAGAAACATAGTTATTAAGGTTGTAAAATTCAATCCATTACATGATGACTCAAACATAATTCAACAAGGTAATTCTGTAAGATTTATGTCGATAATTAAAGTTATAGAAGAAGATCCACCTCGTAATTATCCAAATACAGCTTTAGTTGGTTTAGAGGTAGATGCAGAAAACTTTAGTTCTGTTCCAAGACGCACATATAAAATAAAAGGTATAAAAATAAAAATACCAGGAGCAGGTGCAAACAATTCTGGTACGCCAACCGTTGATATAAAAACTGGAAGGATAAATTATCCAAGTAATTATATTTTTGATGGAACAATGCAAGCTGCACAATTTTGTGCGTGTCCTGTATTTGTGCTTTATGATATTTTAACTAATAGGAGATATGGATTTGGTGATCAGGTTTTAACTGCATCTGAGAAAGCTGATGGTGGATTTTCTAGTGGAAATGCAAAAAATATTGATATATTCTCATTTGTAGAAGCATCAAAATATGCTAACACCCTTGTAAGTGACAGAAGAACAAATGCTGCCAGTATAGCTGGTACTTATGTACAAGCAGGTAGTTTAATTACTATTACCTTTGCAAGTAATTCTGGTTTACAACAAGGTGATCTCATAACCGCAGATTTTACTTCAGGTGTTGCATCAGATATAACAGACCCAATAAGAATATTATTAGTATTTGAAAATAAAACAAAAATAACTCTGGGAGGTGGAAACGGTCAATCTGGAAGTGGTGATGTAACTGTTTTTAAAGGTAATACAGAACCTAGATTTAGTTTTAACGGAGTTATTAATAGACAAGAAGACGCATTTAAACTGTTAAATAAAGTCGCATCAGTATTTAGGGGTGCTGTTTATTTTAGTGAAGGCAAGATAAAACTTACTTGTGATAAACCAGAAGATCCTGTTTATTTATTTAATAGAAGTAATGTTACTGCAGATGGATTTAGTTATGAGGGATCAGATGTAAAAACAAGGTCTAATTCAGTTATAGTTAAGTTTTTTAATAATGTTACACAACAAATAGATTATGTTCAGCACCCGCCAACGGTAACTGAAACGGAAAATGACCCTTTTGTAAAAGCTTATGGCCTTAATAAAAAACAAGTAGATGCTTTTGGATGCACATCAGCAGGTCAGGCTTCGCGTTTGGCACGGTTTATATATTATTCTGAAAACTTTTTAACAGAAACCTGCACATTTACTACTACAAGCGATGCAGGAGTAATGGTAAAACCTGGCATGGTAATTTCTATATCAGATCCAGTAAGAAGTGGTACAAGGCTTGGCGGACGTATTACAGCATCATCTGTCTCATCGATCACGGTTGATAGTATATCGGGTATAAGTTTTTCAAGTGGAGATAAACTTTTTGTCATAATGCCTGATGGTCAAATGGCTGAAAGAACAGTGACGGGAATTTCAGGTTCAGTTATCAGTGTAAGTTTTAATTTTGCTATAGGAAATACAGCGACAGCACCTAATGTAAACAGTGTTTGGCTATATGAAAAAACAACTGCTGCACCTTCAACATGGCGAATAGTATCTATAGAACAGGCAGAAAATTTACAATACACAATTACAGCACTTAGTTATAACAGCAGTTTATATAACACTATTGAAACTGGAACGGATGTAGAAGCAAAAGATATAACAACACTTGATGAAAAAGTTGCTTCACCATCAGCTTTAACTATTAGAGAATCTTTGTATAAACACGTTCCAAATGCAAATACTTTTGCGACAAATAATGGAAATATAAGAGTTCAATTAAGAGTTACATGGCCGACTGTGAATGGTGCTGTCAAGTATAAAGTTGTTTATACAAAAGGAGCTAATACTTCTGCTAACTCTAACTTCCCAAGTAACCCAACACAAGATAATCCAGTTGATGTAATTGTTAGAAGAAATGAATTTGAATTAAGAAATGTAGATGCTGGTGATGTCTTTAACTTTGAAGTACAAAGTATTAACGCTGGCGGTTTACTTTCTACTGTTCCAGTTACAGCTAGTCAATTAGTAGTTGGAAAATCTGCACCGCCAAGTGATGTTGCTAGCCTTTCAGCAACTATAGATCCTAATGACGGTGTTGGTCTTAATTGGGTTCCTGTAGTAGCTGTTCAATCCAATGGTTTTGCTGATTTAGATTTAGCTGGCTATGAAATAAGAAAAGGAACTAATTTTGCTAATGGTACGCATCCTGAAACATTAGATAGTAATGGTAATCCTATCGTTGGTTCTGGTATTAGGGTACAGGCAACAAATTTATTTTTACCAGTTGATTCTGTAACAGCCACTTCAACCTTTATGGTGAAAGCTTATGATACATCGGGTAATTTTTCTACAAATGCAGCATCAGTAACAGTAACTATAAATGATCCATCTGCTATACAAAATGCAGATAAAACTGCTGAGAACGGAATAGTAAAAATTAGTTGGGACGCACCAGGAATACATACTTATAAAATAAAAAATTATAAAATTACTAACAATAATAATAGCGATGTTATTTTTGCAG